TATGTTAGTTGTTTTTATTATGCATTTCTTGATAAATGGATTCTGCGAAATTTTCCATAGCCAAAGGACCTGGATGATGATTATCTAGTGCTTTAGGATAATTATTTCTCATAGTATCCATATCTGTTTTTAAAAAAGGCACATCATTAAAAAATGCAACCCTGTCTGGTTCGGATGCTTTTAAGTTATATACTTTTGATACTCTATTGTTAAGCCAAGTATTTGCATGCACTACATGTAAATAATATTGCAAAGTCATATCGAGCTCTGTGTGAAAGTGTTCATACCACAAGTGCATTAATTTGTCTTCTTCGTTGTAGTTACCTGGATTTAAATTTTTCATACCTACATTTGTTTTAGATGTGGTATTTCTATATTTTTCTTTTTCATCTGCATATATGTCCCAATCTTGGTAATCAATGTCACCTCTGTGATCTTCATATATAATACACCATCTATCCATGTGTGTCCATAAAATTACTACTATATCATCTGGTTCGAACTTGGTTTCAAGAATATTATACCATATTCTTTTAGCACTAGCACCATTTTCTCCATTGTTTACACATGTTCTGTTTAGCTTGTTTGCTAAAACATAAGGCCAACTTAATTTTGAAAATTCTACATTTTCTTCAAGTGCCTGACCTTGTGTTAGACTACATCCAAATGTAATTAGTCTAGACATATTAACCTCATTTAATTTTAGATTTTAATTCTTCTATTTGCTTTTGTTGTTCTTTGATTGCTTCAATTAATACACCAACCATATTACCATATGCAACACTTCTCATTCCGTATTCGTCTTTTTTTACAACTTCAGGTAAAATTTCTTCAACTTCTTGAGCAATGACACCAACACCATCTTTTTCATCTTTTTGATACGAAACGCCACGCATTTGCATAACTTTATCTAAACTATTTTCTAGTGTTTCAATATTGCGTTTTAATGCTCTATCCGAATATGCAGTAACATCGCCTGTAGCAGTGAAGTCTCCTGTATAACTTCCGCTCATTAAAAATTCTGTTCCACTTAAAGATAATCCATTACCTGCTGTGTAAGCAGTATCAACATATGCTTTTGTTGCAGCATGATTAGCATTTGTTGGAGCACCTGGAAGTGTTAACGCTCCAGCCATAACATCACCTGCTTTACTTACTTTAGTTCCAATATCGTTACTTACAGTAGTTGCAAAGTTTGCATCGTCGCCTAATGCTGCAGCTAGTTCATTTAGTGTATCTAAAACTGCTGGCGCACTATCAACAACATCTGCTACCGCTGAGTCTGTATAAGATTGATATGCAGTAGTAATTGCTGTCTCACGTGTATCTGTGTATGCATTAGCTGTAGTTACTGCATTTGCTTCTGCTGCATCCACATAAGTTTCATCTGTAAAACTATTGGTTGTTAAATACGAATCAACTCTTGCATCTGTGTAATACAAGTTTGTTGTGCCTTCGCTAATATTATCTGTTGTTGCAGCATTTATTCTTAATGTGGCTCTAGCATCAGCTCTTGCATCTGTGTAATACAAGTTTGTTGTGCCTTCTGGAATATCATCAGTGTCTAATGAACTTGTTCCAGTAGATACTGCTGAGTCAGTATAGGATTGATATGCTGTAGTAATTGCTACTTCACGTGTATCTGTGTATGCATTAGCACTACTTAATGTAGTAGCAAGATCTGCTGCAAGTGCTGCTTGAGCTAATGCATCGGTAAAGTATAAATTTGTTACACCTTCTTCGATGTCGTCTGTGCTAATTAATGCTAAAGACTGCGTCATATCTACAGTAGCACCGTCAAATATTACATTTTGTAACAATACAGGTGTATTTGAATCACCGTCTCCTACTAACACAAGATTATCATCAACCTGAACATTAGTGTTGTTATGTATTACTGTATCATTTACTATTTTAAAAGCCATTTGTCGTCTCCAAGTTACATGTATTTATCAAGTTTCTTGGTATTCGGCTGGTATTAGCTGTTTCCATTCTGTGCCATTATATCCTTCAAACATTTTAGTTTCTGTGTTAAAATACATTTGTCCTTCTACAGGACTAGAAGGTCTATTAGCAGCTGTTCCTTTTGGTAAGATAAACGAACTATCAGCCGTTATTGAAGTTACTTCTATAGTATCTAATACTAGTGTAGCTTTAGACAAAGATGAATCTGATGCACTAATGTCATTTGCTGTTTGATTAGTAACATCTATACTATCTATTAAAAAATATTTAGAAGTGTCGCTATCTCTAATTAAGCCTGTGTAAGTATCTGTTCCAGTTCTGCCTAAAAATCCAACATCTGTTGTTACAGTGCCATCTTTGTTAAGAATTATTAAAGGATCAGTAAAAGCTGTATCTGTGCTAACAAGATTTGTTGTTTGTATTTTTCTAAAAGTCATTGATATTTTCTCCGAATGGACTTAATATAATGTATTTATCATAAAATACTTTGTTTATAAAAAAAGAGAGTGCAGCATAACTGCACTCTCAAATGTTGTTTAAGTAATCAAAATTACTTTTTTAGTTCAGCAACTTGTGCTGATAGTTCCTTAACAGCTTCGATTAGAAGACCTGTGATGTTACCGTAAGCAACATGCTTTAGACCTGTTTCATCTGTTTTTACTGCTTCTGGAAGAACTGCTTCTAGTTCTTGCGCAATAACACCTGTTGATGTTGAACCGTCTTCGATACGATCAAAAGTAACACCACGGATTGCTTCAACTCTGCCTAATGCACCATCAATAACTTGAACGTTAGTTTTTAGTGTATCATCTGAGTATGCTGTAACATCACCTGATGCTGTAAAGTCACCAGTGAATGAACCTGACATTGCAACTGTTACACTTGATGCACCAGTTTGGTTAGCAGTGAATGATCCGCCACCTGACATACCGTTACCAGCTGTAATTGTCATTGTTCCGTTACCAATTGTTAGGCCGTTGATTGCAGCTGTTAATTCTGCGTCTGTTGCCATAGCATCTTGGATTTCTTTTAATGTATCAAAAGCTGCTCCTGCACCGTTTGTTACTGCCGCAATTGCCGCATCACGTGCTGCATCTGCTTTTGAAGTTGCGTCTGCCGCTGCTGTAGCTTCTGCCGCTGACTGAGCATTATTTGCTTTAGTAGTTGCGTCTGCTGCTGCTGTTGAGATAGCATCCGCTTCTGCTGT